AAGTTTAAAACAGGAAGCTAAAACAAGAAAAGGAAAGTTTGAATTATTAGAGCAACTATCCGGATATTGTTTTGTAGTTAAAACCGAGCTGTTTAAAAATGGAGTATGGTTTCCGCATGAAGTGCCTTTTTATGGAGGTGAGCATGCGTGGTGTAACTTAGCCCGGAAAGCCGGATATGAATTATACTGGGCCCAAGGAGCGTGGGTTTCTCATTTGGGAGAAGCATCCGGAAAGAAAGAAGGAACAGTTAAGGAGATGCGTAGGGATGGCCAACAAAGATTTGTAAAATGGTTAGCTAAACAAACCCCGGTTCTTTTTACTACTTACAACCGATTGGATTATACCAAGCGATCGTTGCCTAAGCTTATAAAATCAACTACCGGGCCGATCTATGTATATGACAATGCCTCTACCGATGGCACGCAAGAATATTTGAAAAGTTTGAAAAGTAAAAAGCTGAAAGTACATTTGGCTGATAAAAATACCGGAGTAGCCGGAGCCATGAATTGGTTTTTTTCTCAAACCAAACGAGATGAGTTTGTAGCTAAAGTTGATAACGATACTTTGGTGGAAGAAGATTGGCTTGTGGAAATGTTAAAGATGACTACTTGGAGAAGCTTGGATATAGTCCAAGCCCGGCATTATATTCTTAGTGAAACTTATGATACTTTCGAAGAATGGTGTCAGGATCTTAAACAAGATGTGGTAACTCCGCATATACACTATTCTAATTTTGTCGGTGGTTCCGGAGTAGTTATTCGAAGATTTAGAATAACTGATGAGATCCCGGAAACAGAATGGGTGCTTGGCGGTTGGACCAGATGGCAAGAGTTAAATCAGGATTTAAAAAAAGCTTTTATTGATAATGTTTTTGTTGAGCTGATAGATATGGAGGATGACAATAAGCCGAGATATGAGGATTATAAAGATTATTATAAAGAAGTCGGCCGGGCCAAGGTTAAAACTTTAAACATTGCCAAGACCTTGCCGGAGATATTAACCAGATTGGGACAACGATTTGCTTATACCAGATTCGGAGATGGTGAGTTGATGATGCTTAATGGATCTTTTGAAGGCCATGAATATACTCAATACAATTCTCCGGAATTCAAACAAGAGTTAATAGAGTCCTTTGAAATAGATGATCCCGGTTATTTGATCGGGAATGTGGCCCGGATGCCCAAGGAAGAAAAGGCCGGTCCCGGATTCTTTATGCCTTTCGAGAATGATGATAAGTTAATTGCAATTACCAAGGATCATCATGCCAGTAAAACATTTTACAATCCGGTATTGTTTCATTACATTTACGCCACCGAACCTCTCTTGTGGAAAACTCTGGTCAATTTATTTAATAAATACAGGATCGGATTTGTTGGCGGTGAACATTTGGAAGGGATCAGTAAGGTATTTAAAGTACAAGATGTTGTATCTACTCCGAGTTCTCAAGCATATAACACTATTGATGACTGGTATCCGGAGGTTTATAAGATGGCCAAAGAGAATGATATTATCTTATTGTGTCTTTCTATGACCGCCAATGTAGTGCAGAAGAGGTTGTGGAAAAGTCGGATCAAGGTAGGAACTATTGATCTGGGAAGTGTGGCCAATGCTATTGTTAATTATAAACATGATAACCATACTTGGATTAAAAAATTATGACTAAAATTTTAGTGGGCATTCCACATCACACAAACAAAAACTATTCATTAGAGCATGCTATGAACCGGGCCAATGAATTAACCTATCCGGATAAAGAAGTTATCTTGCGATTAGATCCATCTGAATTCGGATCTCAAAATGCAGTTAAAAAACAACGAGAGTTTTTCCGGCGAATGGCTTTGGATGGAGGTTATGATTATTTGTTCTTTATGGGAGTGGACACGATCCCCCCGGCTGATGTTTTGGAAAGATTGTTAAGGCATTTTGATACTGATGACAAGATAGTCGGAGGAGTTTACTGGGGCAGGCACAATGCGGATAATGGCGATCCTCGGGGTGCAGTGGCATGGATACATGAAAAGAGCCAACAGGAACAAACAGAAATATTCAAGCAACAGTCAGCTGAAGTTAGAGTTGACGGCATGGGGATGGATTGCGTGCTTATTCCGGCCTCTGCTTTAAGTGAAATATCATGGCTTGACTGGGAGCAGAACGATGATGATTATCCTTTTTACGATCTGGCCAAACAAAAAGGTTACCGGATCATTGTTGATACTACTGTTCAATGCAAACACTATTTTACATATAATGGTTATTCTTATCTAAGTGAAAAATATGAGTCATCTTAAAATTCCACAAAGCAGTAAAAACGAAATTTCCAATTGGAAAGATTTTAAACAAACCCATGGTTGGAAGCAGTTATGCCAGATCATGGAGAAAAACATCCAAGAAGCGGATCAGATCATAAATACAATTGGAGCTGATAGCAAGGCGGAATATTCCAAAAGAGATATTTCCGTAATTAAAAAGCAGGTTATGCAGGAAGTTTTAGAACTTCCGGATAACATGATAGAAGGATTAAGCGGAACCGGAGAACAGCCGCAAGAAGAAATGGATGCTTATGAAGACGATGAAGAAGATGCTGAAGAGCAATTGGAAGAAGTGGAAACATTCGTTGACGGAGATTTTTAAATATATTATAATAGAAGTATAGAGCTGTGGAAGCAGCATATAACTTCCTAAACAAAACTTATGTCAGATGAAAATCAGAACATCGATAACGTGGTTGATGAGTTATCCAAACCCGGAAACGAGGAAGCTTTGGATAAAGCATTAACCGATGCTTTCGATGAAGAAACTTCGGCAGACGACACTTCTGCCGCCGCCACACCGGCCAAAACAAAAGGTGAAGATGAAGTAGATCCTATTATTCCTCATGAACCTTCTACAGGTGAAGAGGAAGAAAAGGAAGAACCTTCAAAACAAGAAGCCGGTGAGGCAGATGATGACTCCAACAAACAAGAGTCCAAACCTGATCGTTTCAAGGAGCTGTTAAAAGACCGCAACGAGGCCAAAGAAGAAGCTGCGGCCAAAGATCAAGAGAATACGGAACTTAAACAACAGCTTTCCCAAATGAACGAGAAGATGGAAACTCTTGCTAATAAGTTGGGTCAGGGTGAAGGGTCTTCTGATGAAGACACGGAAGAGCCGTTGACCAAATCTCAAGCTAAGCAGATGTTGAATGACATGCTCAATCAACAAAAGCAAGCAGAGAGTGATCAACAGGCCGCCGAAAAATCCATCACCGAGAGTATTTCTGAACTGTCCAATGACCAAAACTTTGGCGAGCTTGCCAAATCCCGGGAAGAGGGACTAAAGGAGATCATGGGTAAGCACAAAAGCGTTTCCGCTTTCGGTGCATTAGCCATGAAGCTCGGGCAAGAGGCCATTGAGAAAGGCCAAACAGGTGAAGCAAATACTCCCCAAAACACTACTAAAACCGGCTCAAGATCAAAGACCAAGTTGAGTCAAGGTCCTAAAAAAGTTAGCCAGATGAGTACTGATCAGATGGAAAAGTATTTGCAAGGAGAGCAGAGTGCCGGTCAATTAGACGTATAACAACAACTTTTTTACATACTTGAAAGCAAGCTTGGTATGATCCTTTTATTATTAACCGGCTTGCTTTTTTATTGGACTCAATAAAAAGGACAAGCAATAAGTTTGTATGAGCGATTACACAACCGCTTTAACTCGTGCGGAATTAAATTCCGGCGTGCTGCAAACTTGGTTGAACAGAAGGGTCTTGGAAAATTTTGAGCCCAATTTATATTTTTATAAGATGGGTGCCAAGCCCGATGTTCCTTCCGGCTACAATACTGTTGGCTGGGCCAAGTTTACTCAAATTAGTGAAGACGATGTAACCGAAGGTGATAATACCACTGACGGTGTTACTCCGACTTCAATCGATTTCGATGCCACTGTCATCACTGCTACTCCGACACAATATCGTGTTGTGGTGTCTTTGTCTGACATGCTTATCGAATTGAACGTACTTAACTTCTTGAAAGGTGCTTCCGTAGAGGTTGGTGCCGCTATGGCAAGAAGGATCGACAAAGAAATTCAGTCCGTTATTATGGCCGGTACTAACGTCATTTATGGCGGTAGTGCTACCGCCAGAACCGGATTGAGTGATTCTGATACTTTAACCGCTTCCTTGTTAAACAAAGCTTCCGCCAAATTGGATGCATTGTATGCTCCGAGAATTGATGGATACTTTGTGGCTTATGCCCATCCTTATCAGATCTATGATCTTAGGGGTGAAACCGGAACCGGTAATTGGTTAGAGGTCAACAAGTACGTTACCCCGGACAAGATCTTCAAAGGAGAGATCGGTGCTTTGAATGGCGTTCGTGTCGTGCAAGCTCCTCACATTCAGAAGTTCTCGTCTTCGACCGATGTATATCCGTGCTTGGTTGTTGGACAAAGAGCTTATGGTGTGGCCGACTTCCAAACCTTGAAATCTTACGTTACTCCGGCCGTTGCTTCTGATAGTGATCCTTTGGCTCAAAGGAGAAAAGTTGGTTCTAAGGTTGCTTTCGCATCTAAGATCCTTCAACAGAATGCTATGGTTAGGATTGAAACCGGTTGTACTGCTATATAAGTCTAAAAAAAGGTCATCACTTATAGTGGTGGCCTTGACCTTATACTTATATATCTATATGACAGTAGCTGAAATAATGGCGTTAGCTTTGTCTAATGCCCATACCAAATCAAATCAAGTTGACTCCGATGACAAATTGCGATGGTTTAACATTATCCGGAAAGATATTGCTAAAACTATCATGAAAGATGTATCGGAAAATTATTTTTTCGAGATCTGGACCATTGATGCCGAGGACAATGAAACAGCTGAAAGAGTAAACGGCGAATACTTATTCCCGAAAGCAAGTTCAACGAGTGTGGGAATGAGAAAATTGATGCGTTTAGCTATTAAAGGCCACAGCACTGATACTTACCATACTACGGCTCGGGAAGTAGATCCCAGACAACTTGAAAAGGATTGGAGTTATTATGTAAAAAACCAATCCAAAGCAAATCCTATCTATTTTATTGGAGATAGGAGTTTTTTTATTGCCCCGGAATGGAAGCCGGATGAAGTTGGAGGAGCCGGAAACAAACAGATCAAAGCTTATGGAATAGCAAGCGTGGCTGATCTGGCTTCTGATGCAAATGAATCTGCTATTTTAGTCCCGGAAGATTACCATTGGCTTATTTCTTTAGGGATGGAGCAATATGTATTTAAATCAAGAGGAAAGCAAAATGAAGCTATCAATAGTATGAATGAATATGAGGCCAAGAAAAGCGAGATGATCGATGGCCTTACCAACAGGGATGTATCCCGGATGAAAGCAAGCTTACCAAACGATAATAATTTACAATATGGCGAATAACTGGACACCAAGAACATCACCATCTTATAATCAAACTTATTTGCTTCAAGAAAATGGAGATTTCTTGTTGCAAGAAAACGGAGATAAGATCTATTTAACAATTGGTGAAGTTTGGGGAACCAGAACATCACCAACAGCTGATTCTTGGAATACCAGAACATCACCAACAGCTGATTCTTGGAATACCAGAACATCACCAACATAAATATGGCAGATAGAAAAATATCACAATTATCAACTCTTAGTTCGCTCGCTTCCGGTGATGTCTTTGTTGTGCAAGATGTTTCCGAATCCGGTGATGCGGCCAACAAAGGAATAACCTTTGGAGATCTTTTCGGAGGAGCAACATCTACTGAACTCAGCTATTTAAGCGGAGTAACTTCAAATGTACAAACCCAGATCAATTCTATAGAAAGTAGTTATGTTCCTTATTCCGGAGCATCCGGTAATGTTGATCTTGGATCTTATGCATTGACCACAACCGGAAATATTACGGCCGGTAATTTAAATATTAGCAATTGGGATACTGCTTACAGTTGGGGCGATCATTCTACTCAAGGATATTTAACAGATATTACCGGGGAAAGTTTAGGAGATCTTAGCAATGTTTCTACCGGGACTTTAAGCTCCGGGGATCTTTTGGAATATGATGGATCTAATTTTGCCAATGTGGCTAAAAGCAGTATAAACTTAAGCAGCTTTAATAATGATGCCGGATTTATCACAGATTATACAGTTACTAATTCAGATTTAACTGGTCTAAATATTTCAGAACTAAATAACGATTCCGGTTATATTACTGATATTACTGGGGAATCTATAAGCAGTCTTTCCGATGTAGATACTACTGGAATAGCTGATGGAAATATTTTAAAATATAATAGCACTTCCGGTAATTGGGAGGTTGCAACTGAATCCGGGGGGACGGATGGAGATGCCATCCATGACAATGTAGCCGGTGAAATAAATGCTATTACTGAAAAAGCTTCTCTGGCCTCGGCTGATCTTTTGGTTATTGAAGATAGTGAAAGTTTTTATGGAAAAAAGAGTGTACAAGTTGGAAATTTACCTACCGGCTCCGGTGCGGATAACACAGCTTCCAATATCGGTACTAATGGTGTGGGAGTTTATGATTCTAAAGATGGAATTGATATTAGATTTAGAAATATAGCTCCGGCCTCAACTAAGCTAACAGTTAGCTTGGATGCGACTAATAATGACATTGATATTGATGTGGATGAAACCAATATCGATCATAATAATTTAACTAATTATGCAATAGCCGAGCATAGAACCATTAACGATACCGGGACAGCGACCACGGATCTTTGGAGTGCTGATAAAATAAATACTGAATTAGGCAATAAGCAGGACTCTGATGCCGGACTAACAGATATAGCCGGATTAGCGGTAACCGATGGCAATTTTATTGTCGGTAATGGAACGAATTGGGTAGCCGAGTCCGGTGATACTGCGATTGCCTCTCTTGGACTAAGTACCAATTTAAGCAATTTAACAGACGCTGAAGTAACACAATTAGAAAATATTGGAACAGTTACTATTACCAATACCCAATGGGGTTATCTCGGAAACATGTCGGCTCAACCCCTTGAAGATCTGACCGGAAAGACCACTGATGATCTAAGTGAAGGAAGCACTAACCTTTATTACACTGATACCAGAG